TGCGAGGTATACCATCAGGTAGCTAAATTTGCCGAGTATACCGATTACCAAATTCGTTTACAAGATGTTGTAAACACACAAGGCCAAGCATTGCTTGATATTTTCAATGAAAAAGTCAATGAAGATAACATCTTTCATAATAATATGTGGTTAAATTTACATACCGACGAAGAAAAAGGACGTCTTTTAAATGAATCATAAAATACTTAATAAACTAGAACAAATGATACACATCAGTCCACAGTTGTTACGTAATTCATACACATTGCAACAGGCCGTTCAAGGCACATTTGATATTGAACTAGATAATATTGAGTATAACAATATCGGTGAGCTTGTTGATCGCATTGATGACAAAGTACTAGACAAATACTTTCGCAATGTCTGGCAAGGTGAAATGGCCAAGTACAAATACTCTGGTCCTGCACTCATTGACGAAATTAACAGCCTCAAGCCCCGTAAGGTACTAGACATTGGCTGTGGTTATCACGAGTTTAAACACAAAATCAACAACATTGTTGGTATTGATCCTTATAATAGTAACGCTGATCATGAAGTTAAATTGTTGGACTATCATCCTGAAGATCGATATGATGCCACACTTGCCCTAGGATCAATTAACTTTGGTAGCACAGATAAAATTTTTGCAGAACTAGAACATGCTGTGAGCTTGTGTAACCCAGGCGCAGTAATGTTTTTCCGTGCTAATCCCGGCCTACCACATGACAAATCAGAATCAAACTGGATTTACTTCTATCCCTGGGATACGAACTTTATCGTTAATTGTGCTGAACAACTTAATGTAGATATTTTAGATATCAGAACTGACAGTCACAAAAATAGGTTGTACTTCGTGTGGCGTACTAAATAAAGACATAATACTACTAACGGACATAGCGTGAAGTTCAGAAGTATTTCCCCCATAACAAATTAAAAAGGCACAGCAGGTGTTAAAGCCGCTGTGGATTCCATATGCCTGAAATCTATGCTCTCGTAGCAGGAACATTATACGGACTACTAATAGGTATCATCCCAAGTGCTGGTGCTACTACTGGTCTTGTGGCATTGTTTGGATTTATTAGTTATTTCGTTGATCAGCCTTACTTGGGTGTTATATTCTGTATGGCTGTTGTGGCCGCATCAACAACAGGTGATACTTACACAGGAGTACTACTTGGTATACCAGGCGCTAACAGTGCCGCCGCTACAATGGTAGATGGGTTTCCCCTAGCGCAAAAAGGTCAAGCAACCTACGCCATAACAGCAGCAGTGACAACAAGTACTGTAAATGGTTTAGTATGGGGGACGCTTACCTTTGCACTATTGCCTTGGTATATAAACCTGTTGATGATTTTGGGTATACCAGAACTTTGGGCGTTTACCATGCTTGCCCTTGCCACTGTTGGTTTTGTGTCGAGTACTTGGTGGGTGCGTAGTTTGATTGCTATTGCAGTGGGAATTGGTTTAGGCCTTATTGGAACTGATCCTGCAACAAATGCTGATCGTTATACCCTAGGCTGGGATTACTTGGGTGCAGGTATACAACTCATGCCGTTTGTTGCGGGCTTGTTTGCAATACCAGAACTAGTCGATGGCTTAAAGCGCAGACTTGCAACCACAAACAGCACAGATCAACTTGGGCAAACTGTAGCAGGCGTGCGGGCAGTATGGACTAACAAATGGGATGCACTGCGCGGTGGCTTTATAGGTGCGTTCATTGGTTTGTTACCGGGACTAGGTGGTGCAATGGCAGATTGGATGGCATACGGGTCAACTGTTGCTGCCCACCCAAATGAAAAGTTTGGTAATGGAAACATCAAAGGTGTTATAGGACCAGAGGGTGCTAACAATGCACAGAAGGCAACATCAATGATTCCTACTGTATTGTTTGGTATTCCCGGCGCACCATTTGCAGCGGTTATTATGGCACTGTTTATGTATTTGGGGTTTGAACTAGGTACACCAGACTTAGCACATGACGAGCGTTTCTTTGACAGTTTAACATTTGGATTTATGTGGGCAACGGTGCTAGTGGGTGTGTTTTGTTTGGTATTTACACGTTACATCAGTGCTATTACCCGTGTACCATACAAATACTATTTTCCACTGTTGCTAGTGTTTATTACTTGGGCATGTGTGCAGTACACAGGTGGATGGGAAGATTACTTTATTTTTGCAGTATGTAGTGTTCTAGGCATACTGTGTAAGAAATATAAATTTAGTAGACCAGGGATGGTTATTGGATTTATACTAGCAGAGCGTGTAGAGGCTCTGACACTACAAATGACCAGTTTGTATTCAATTGACCAGCTGGTTACACGACCAATATTTGTTATACTTGTACTAGTAACCACAGGTGTGTTTGCATGGGGTATAACCACAAAAAGGAGATTAAATTATGCGTAAACTACTAATCAGTCTAGCAATGGTGCTAGGAATGACTTCAACAGCGAGTGCTGATTACACATTCGTTGTTCCACAAAAGCCAGGTGGTGGCACAACAGTTTGGACAGAAATTGTTGCTAAAGAACTTGCCCCCTTCCTCGGTGAGAGAATTATTATTAAAACTATTCCGGGCGCAAGAGATATTCCAGGATTTAATAAGTTCCACAATGATCTACAGAAAGACGACAAAACTGTAATGGTATCCCATGGCGGAAACGGTGTTTCGTTTTTGCAAGAAAATGTTGACTACAATTATGCAGACTACACCAGTATTGGACTAATGAACTTGGACATTATTGCAGGCATCAGTAAAGACTTCAAAGAAGGTGATAAGATTTCATTTGCTGCAGGTTCAGGAATGGTGCCAGAAGCATTTGCAATGACTATGTTACTATGCGGGCCTGGGTTAAGCATGGATCAGTATGCCGAATGTTTTAAGAAAAATGTTATTTGGGTACCTGGTATGAGTGGTGGCGAACGGCGTCTAGCATTCAAACGTGGTGAACTGAATGGTACAAGAGAGAATCCTGCTGCATATAAGAAACATGTTGCATCAAATCCAGATGCTAGAGTGTGGTTTACACACGGTATCCTAGACGCAAATACTGCATCACATATGGATGACCCAAACTATCCTGGTATGCAGTTTGAGATTTTGTTTAAAAATAAGTACGGCGTTGCACCAAGTGGTGAGTTTTATGATGCATATAAACTCGTAAAAAGTTTTCGAGATGGAATGCAAAAGGCTCTTTGGGTGCGTAAAGATAATCCCAACGCAAAGAAGTTGCAGGATGCACTTACCGCAATGAGTAAAGATGCTACTGCGATTGCCAATATCCAGAAGAAGGTTGGTAAGTATGAATGGAAGATTGGTGTTGATGGAAATCGACAGCGAGACGTTCTAATGACATTCATTACTAAAGAAGCACTTCGTAATCTGGTTAAGTTTAATACAGAAGCACTTGGTCTTAAGAGCGTTTATAAAGCTAACCTAGTTAAGTAAAGTATGAAACATCAAACCAAGTGGAATAAAACACTAGACAACCCAGACGACTACCCTAGTAGTTGGGATTGGACAGTAAAACACAGTGAATATCATTTTGATGATAGTATTCAAGATGAACCTGGTGATTGGTTTGATGTAATTGGCACATTTGATGGTGACTGGAGTGTTGACTGTGATACATTAATTGCATCATCACACCCAGTTAACTGGTCAACCCGAAAGCATTACGGAGGCTCCATTGAGGAGCCTCCAATGCTAACCCAGGAAGAATACGACATTCAACAAGCTGGCGGTGACCCCAGAGGCCTTACATTAACTAATAAAAATACATTTAAGGATTGGAATGAGTATCCTGTCCTTAAGTCTATGATGGATTATTTTGGATTAGAAGTAGACAGGGTAAGTGGGGCCAAACGTCAAGCACATATACAGTTAACAGGACAAATGTTTAACATGCACATTGATAAGTTGTGGGATAGATGCCCTGAAGATCCAGAACGTGTTGCCCGTATTACTATTATGTTGGAGGATTGGCGACCTGGACAATTTTATATGTACGGCAATCTAGTGTATAGTAATTGGAAAGCTGGAGAAGCACATATATTTGATTGGCCTAATGTGCCACATGCAACTGCAAATGCAAGTAATACTCCACGAGCTGTGCTACAAGTCACAGGGTTAAAAACAGATCTCACTAGAGAAATATTTGCAAACGCAAGTAAGGATACAGTTTATAAAATATGAATCACATTACAGTAATAAAATACACAAGTGCAGTGACTATCCTAATAGCGATGGTTCTGCATGTCGCAGGCATTACGCCTTGGAATAGCTTATTACAAATGGTAGGTGCTAGCGGTTGGATCTACGTGGGCTACAAATGGAACGAAAAAGCACTGATTTTAAACTTTTTACCACAGTTTATAATCATTATTCCAATGTTAGCCTGGATGTATCTATAATAGTATAAATACATTATAAGGGTGTTATCATGGATATCAAAGACATTGTAGAGAACAGCAAAAAGATCTATATGAGCGAATCTAGTTTAAAAACGCTTATGGACTTTGAGCGAGTATTGGATGAACTAGACATCTATGCGTTTAAAAACTGGAAAAAGGGTGAGCTTATTGAAGGCCCAGTACGTCACAGACACTGGGTAGAGTGCACATTTATGTGGCCTCAAAAACTTATGCCTGATCCTGATGGAGGTAAGAGACTGTTAGAGTATCGCGCCAAAGTGGAGTATATAAAAGACACACTCAAGACCCCAGTGAAAATTGAAAGTTATTCAGACTTTAGGCCTGGTACTAAAAAAGCAAAACTCAAAGAAGATCCAGTTTGGACAGTTAAGATTCAGATGCCCAGAGAAGTTATAGAAGACATTGCAGAAGGCTTTATTGAACTTGAAGGCCAGGATATTGATTTACAAGAGCTAGACGATGCATACAACCAGAACATGCAGGATACTACAGCAATGGATGCCCAGGCGGGTGCAGTACCAGGAGACCCAGATGCCGTACCAACAGTTTAATGAAAGCCTCCAAGCTAGTGACCTATCAGGTAGAATTAGCAACAAGATTCATATTGACGAATTTTCTGCTAAAATGGGCGATGATGCAGACGTTATCGTTACTACATTTAAAGTGTTTGGTAAGAATCCAGCAAATGACCTAGAACGTTTTCTAGAGCGTGGATATAATTGGATACTTGATGCTGAGACATCACCCGGAGAAGTTGCCAAAGATGAGTATCTTGTATTTGTAGAATGTCCACGTAGAACTTGGTACCCAGAGAAACTTATTAGTTTAATTGGTGATCTTTCAAATCTAACAGAACACAAACCAGAAGACTGGCAGGTTTTGTACTTCCAAGACAAACGTAACCCTACTTACAAACTAAACAAAAAAAGTTTAAATCAGATTATACCTCTCAGTCCACGAGCATACAAGGAAGCAAAAGAATCCAAAAATGTTCTTGAGAGTATGTTAAACAGTGCACGTATATCAAGAAAAAAAGGAGACATCGATGGATTTACAAGTTTTAAGAGAACAACTCGAGATTGACGAGGGTGTTAAATACGAAATTTACCTTGACCATCTTGGCTATCCTACTTTTGGGATCGGGCATCTTATTCGCGAAGATGACCCCGAACATGGCCAAGCCACAGGTACAGAAGTATCAGAGTCTAGAGTGGCTGAAGCCTTCGAGCAAGATGTCCAAACAGTATTGTCAGACTGCGCCATCCTATATCCAGACTTCGATGAGTTGCCAGAAGAAGCTCAACAAGTGATTGCAAACATGATGTTCAATATGGGTAGACCACGGTTAAGCAAATTTAAAGGCATGAAGCGTGGCGTTGATGCCCGTGATTGGAACGCCGCTGCTGACGAAATGGTCGACAGTGGTTGGTACAAACAAGTTACTAATCGTGCAGATCGATTAGTTCAAAGAATGAGATCCTTAGCATAGCTTGATACTATAAATACAGTATAACATAGGAGATTTGTAAATATGGCAAATTGGAGAACAGGACACGCGATAGATCCAGTAGGATCTATCTCAGAAGCAAATATAGATACTTGGTGGGAATCAAAGGATCGCACACTTGCACACGGATGGAATGATGCGGATGGTTATATCCGCAATGTTATTACTGCTGGTATTCCAGCAGGACACACAGTTAAGCACGGCGTTAATGATGCTGGGAACAAGTATTTCCTATCCATTAGCGGTGATAATATTAATAAAAATTGGACGTAAGAGGCAGTAAAGTTTGGAATTAATCAGTGGGATTTAAGCTAGCAGGCATAATGTTTATACTAATGCTCGCAATGGGCGGAGGTGCTTATTGGTATTATACAGATACCCAAGAGCGCATGCGTGTCCTTGCGGAAAATAATGCTAAGTTAGAAATCGCAGTACAAACACAAAAACAAGCCATCGAACAGCAAAAGAAAGACATTGCTGTCGTTAATGCAGAAAAGAATGCTCTTAACCAAGAGTTTCAAGCAAGCAGACAAGCGGTAGATGATTTACGAGGAAAATTTAATAAAGTAAGTAAAGTTGTCGGACAACGCGACATCGGCGAACGTGCTATAGTAAAACCCAAACTAATCGAACGGGTAATTGATAAAGGCAGTAACAATGTAATGCGCTGTTTTGAGATATTAAGTGGTGCGTCGCGAACAGAGAAAGAAGATAATGCTGAAAAGAAAAGTCAGATCAACACGATGTGCCCTGACGTGGCCAATCCTCGGTACATTCCTCGTCCTTAGTTTGGCAGCGTGTGGCACGCCTGTAAAGCAAATTGAAATAGTAAGTGCACCACTAGAACGTGTTCCACTTGATTTGCCACCTGTGGATGTGCTGAAGTTAGATGAAGTAAGTTGGACCATTGTGACTGAAGATAATGTTCAGAGTGTATGGGAAGATCTACAAAAGAAAAAATTTAGTATTGTAATTTTTGGATTGACCGATAGAGGTTACGAAGACCTTAGCGTTAATATGGCAAAACTACAGAAGCTAGTCAAGCAGCAGAAAGCAGTAATAGCGGCATACAGGCGTTATTACGAAGATCAAAATAAAGCTATTGACGATCAAGAAAAAGGTGTCCAAGACGCTAAAAAGAAAAGTATTGATAACCAAGACAAACAAGCTGGTAACAGCATAGGAACCAGACTAGAAGGATTATTTAAATGAAGAAATCATATTTAATTGCAGGATTTGTAACAGCAGCCATTATCACAGCAGGTAGTGTTGGATACGCCGCTGCTACTAAAGATACATGTAACTATGATCCAGCCAGTGGAAATTACCACAATAATGGCAAAGTATATGCTTATGGATCATGGGACGATGCAGTGGCTTGTGCAAAGGAAGGCATTCTTCCTCAAGTTGTGGCTGACAGACTAGGTGCATGGGGTGATAAGAAAACTCAAGCAGAAGGTCGCAACTACGCAAAGATCAACGCTGAAGTAAAGAAAGCTAAAGAGGCTGCGGCTAAAGCAAAAGCAGACCAAAACAAGTAAGAATGCTCACGGGTGGACCATATTGTCAAAACTGTGGCCGGACAAGTCATTGCGGTGCACCTTTACTTGAAGACTTCCGTACTTGTTGGGACAAACATTTAGGACAGATTGAAGTCTGTAAACACTGTCGTTGTGAAAAATGCTCAAAATTGCCGCACCCAGGGAGCAGTGGATGTTAAGCGACGAACAAAAAATTTATTGTAAAAACTGTAACCACCCCTGTCACTGTGATACACTAGTATGCACAGAATGCCAATGTGGCGGGTGCTTACACGAAGATGGAGATGTAAAGTTTCCGGATTGGGGATAAGATGAATGAGCAAGGATTGCAAGAAAAACTAGCAACAGGATACAAGATAGAAGATCCAGACGAAATGTCACCACGTTATCGCGATGTCCTAGTAAACACGATACACATAGCAGCAGATTTAGAAGTAGTTACACTTCCAACTTATTTCCCTGCTATTAAAAACTCACCAACATTAGAAGATAAACTAGCAGTTGCGGCCGCATGTCAAGACGAACTTGGCCATGCACAGGTTATGTATAGACTGTTAGAAGATTTTGGATACGATACACACGACTTCTTATTTGAGCGTGATCCAGAAGAATGGCGGACATTCCAGATGCTGGAATTCCCACATGAGGACTATATTGAAACTGTAGTAAGTATGTGCTACGGTGATCGTGCAGGCTACATTACAACTGTGGACCTAGAAGAGAACTGTAGTTATGCACCACTTGCACGTGGTCTACGTAAAGTAAACTTTGAAGAGACTTTCCATGTTGGTCACGGGGAACGCTGGACCAAATTCTTTTGGAATAAAGATGAAGACAGTAGACGAAGGGTGCAGGAGTGCGTTGACTTTTATTTCCCATTATGCGCTGCATGGTTTGGTTTGCCCGATGAACATAAGACAAGAACAGATCAACAGACTTACAGAATTCGTGGCGGAACGAATGACGAAATGCGTCAGATTTGGTTAAGCGGAGTTGTGCCTTTTAGTGAGGAAGTTGGTATCAAAGTACCAGCACACTATGACCCAGAAGTTGGAAAGTATGTATTTGATTATGAAGTACCAATTCGTCTAGATGAAGATACACGTAAATGGGACTATGAAGATACTATGACCTGGGAAGAACAACTAGCTATCTGGAAACGAGGCAGTAAGCATAAAGTACCCAGCATTACTGAAGTACAAACAGAACGTTGGGGCACAGAGCTCTGGTGATTACAGAGCAGCAAATACGTCAAAAATTAGAACAAGTAAACGATCCGCACGTACCTGTTCCGATAAGTAGTATGGGCATGTTGCGTGACATTACAATCACTAACAACAATGTACACGTTGAAGTTTGTATACCATGCATGGGTTGCCCCGGCACAGGAGGACTAGTACAAGACATCAAAGATTGCTTACGTGCTATACCAAGCATAGGCACTGTAGATGTAGAGCTAGGATTTTATTTGCCCTGGGACAGAGACATGGTTACAGACGAAGTCAAGGAGCAGATGCGTCTAAACGGCATTCAAATTTGAGGAGCAGTAACATGTTGGATTTAATTGAACGTATGGCAAGCGATCGCCTATGGATTTACACAAGTATCGCAGGTAGCATAGCAGGTGCTGTATGTTTAGCCTATTTAAGTACTACACGCATAGGCTTATGGGGATATGCACAGTTTGATAAGATTATTGATTTCCTAGTAGAACGCTGGGGACTAACTTGGTTAGAACAACCTGAAGATGCCTGGCGCAACCGTTATCCAAAAATTACAGCGAAAATAGACGAACTTGAGCGGCGTATCCAAGAACTAGAGAAATAATTGTAACATACCTGTAACACTTTTTTTGACCCTTTCTGTTTAAATAAGATTGAAGAACGTATACAAATATAGTATACTCAACTAATAACAGAGGGAACACAAACAGTGGATCAAGTAACATTATGGATGGCCTTGGGCTTTTTAATGGCCGCCTATTCAGTAATAGCAAATGACAGTGTACAAACGCTAGGCACTTGGCTTGCAAGCAATCACGAACGTTTTAATTATAAGATTCTTTGGGCCGCGGCTAGTGCGGTTCTATTATGGGCATTGTGGTACGGATGGTACACACACGCAGGTGACATCAGCTATGGACGGCTAACTAAAATTCCTTTCCAGGAAATTCAGTGGTATCATGCTGTAGCACCAGCAATCCTATTATTAATGACCAGAGTGGGCGTACCAGTTAGTACGTCCTTTTTAGTTTTAAGTGCATTTGCAAGTAGTTTTGTACTTGAAAAAATGCTTATGAAATCAATTATGGGCTATGCAATTGCGGCAATTAGTGCTTATGCTCTATGGCACATTGTTAGTAGGCTTATTGATGAAAGGAAACCAATTGGTGATCACTGGAGTAGACCCTATTGGCGTGTAGCACAGTGGGGAACAACAGGCTTGTTATGGTGGACTTGGTTAAGTCATGACATGGCTAACATTGCAGTTTTCTTGCCAAGACAGATTCCTGTAGATATGATGATTGTAATAAGTGTCATCTTTGTTGGCGGCCTAGGTTGGATGTTTAAGGAACGTGGCGGCAAGATTCAAAACATTGTGTTAGAAAAAAGCACCACACGTTATATTAGGTCGGCTACGCTAATTGATCTAGTGTACTTTGTAATACTCTACTTCTTTAAGGAACTTAATAATATTCCAATGTCGACAACCTGGGTTTTCGTCGGGCTCCTAACAGGTAGAGAACTTGCTATTGCTACGGTTTATAATACTAAAATGAAGCAGGTGTTTCCACTGGTAACCAGAGACTTCTTAAAAATGATGATTGGTCTAGGCGCTAGTGTTGGCATAGTTTTATTCATACATTACCTAGTTGTACCCAACGGGTGGTAAAAGTGATTCATGTATAAGACAGGGGGCTAAACCCCTCTTTTTTGACTAAATACTCAATTAGGAGTTGAGTATGGATATCCCCACGCCCGCAGGTTTCTCGGTACAAATTACTGAAATACTAATGCCATTTATTAGTATGATGCTGATCGTTATTATTGGTTTAATGATCAAAGACTTTGGTATGAAAGCAGCCAAAGGTATTGCATTTGCTAGGAACTCATCCTTCAAGGAAGGCGATAAAGTTATACTAGATGGCGAACGTGCATTAATTGTTAAAATTGGATTAATACAAACAGTGTTTGGTATTATTAAAGATGGTGGCGCCTATGATGGCGATTATGTCTGGCGTTATGTACCTAATGAACGTATTCCATTTTTAAAATTAGAAAAAATAATATTTGATAATGCTCCTCATAATAACAAAGAAATGATCCTGGGTAACCAAGAAGCAATCGAAGAGATAAAAAATGGCAAAAGCAACAACAAGTAAAGACACAGTTACTCCCTGGATAAATAGCATACAGTGCAGACCAGGAGAGCAAATATGGCAGACGAAGTAGAACCAATTAAACGTACGATCCAACTAGAAGTTGAACTAGATACTACAGAAAAGGTTGTCCTACCCAACCGGTATCAGAACATTATTGATCTTGCTAAAGCAGTAGACGCTTGGAGAATTTTCCCAAGGCTCTTCCTAACAGTGTACATTATTTTATTGTACAAAACTGTGATTTGGTTTATGGCACTTCCCGATCCAAACATGAATCAAGCAGGACTTATCTCAGTTGTCGTAGGTGCTGGCGCAGCATGGTTTGGTTTATACACAGGTAGCAGTAAAAAGTTTGACGATCCTGCTCCTAGTGCAAAACCTTCTAAAAAATAATAGCAGTTGACAATACATCTTAGGTATGTATAATTACATATATGACCTATTATAGTATTCTAGGTGTAGAGCCTACAGCAAGCCTTGACGATATAAAATATGCTTTTAGAACAAAAGCCAAGCAGAGTCATCCTGACCGGGGTGGTGATCCTGATGAGTTTAGAAAAATCAATGATGCATATGATATATTAAAAGATTCGGCTAAACGTGCCCAATACGATCACACAAACGTATCCCAAGGTAGCATACATGTTAATATTAATGGCAAAGATCATGACATTTTTTATGATGTTTTTAAAGATCTCAACTCAGTTTTTGGAGATACGGGCCCATTTTCTCCTACTAGAAGTTATCACAAACAGGCAAAGAATAAAGACCTAAGTATTACAATACAATTAACACTTGCAGAAAGTTTGACATGTCAAAATAGAATGATTAAAGTTAAACATCTGGATAATACACACAAGATGGTAAAGGTAAGTGTGCCTGCAGGAACAATGCCGGGCGATAGTATTAAGTATAACGGATTGGGAGATTCTAGCATTTCTGGGGTTCCTCCAGGAAGTCTGGTTGTGCATGTTACATTTACAGATATAGACAAATATGAAATTAATGGTTCAACAGTTAATGTAAACTGTACAATCAATGCAATTGATGCTATAATAGGAACTAGTGTTACTGTATACGACGTTGAAAACAAAAAATACACAGTAAATGTTCCCAAAGGTACACAACACGGCACAGTAATGCGTATACCACAAAAAGGATTGGTAGATAAACAATCAGGATTACGCGGAGATCTAAAAGTGATTGTACTAACAAAGATTCCTACTACCCTCACGGAAGATCAGTTAAATACCCTAAAGAGAATGAGAGAAAATGAAAAAGAACAGTCAAATTGAGAGTATACTGCAGAAAGCTGATAAATTAGCCAAAAACAATAAGCATGAGTATGTGACTACAGAACACATGCTTATTGCAATGCTGGGTGACAAAGAGTTTAGAAGTATTTTAATTGACTATGGTGTGCAAGTAAGCGAGTTAGAAAGTGACCTAGTAAAATACATAACTGATAAATTTCCCAAGGTAGACAAAGATGCCAAGCGTAGTCATATACTAGAGAAATCATTTAATCGTGCATACACTCAAGTACTCTTTAGTGGTAGAGAGAAATTAAATCTATTTGATGTGTTTCTTGGTATTATGGCAGAAGATAATACAATGAGTCAATACTTTATTATGAAGTATAATATAGAACGTGATGAATTTATCAAATTTATTGAGGAAAATTATGCAAGCAAGTTACGTGCGCAAGAAAAAGAAATTTATTTTGAGAGCTTGCTACAAGAATACTGTACTAATTTAAATACACTGTGCAAAGAGGATAAAATTGATCCCGTCATTGGCAGGGACGATATTGTAGATGACATATTCCAAACATTTGCTCGTCGAAACAAAGCAAATGTACTGATGGTGGGTGATCCAGGAGTTGGTAAGACTGCTATAGCAGAAGGCGTTGCTCTTAAGATACATTTAGAAAAATGTCCCAGTTACCTCAAGGACTATACCGTATATAATTTAGAGGTGGGTACAATAATTGCTGGCACACAGTATCGTGGGCAATTTGAAGAACGTGTTAAGGAAGTACTAGAAGCACTTATTGAAAAGGGAAATTGCATCCTTTTCATTGACGAAGCGCACACTATTAAAGGGGCTGGTGCAGGAGGCGGTGGTGGCACTGATTTTGCAAACATCCTCAAGCCATACTTGAGCAAGGGCGCATTGAAAGTCGTAGCAAGTACTACCTGGGAAGAGTATACGGAATCATTTGAGAAGGATCGTGCACTAATGCGGCGGTTCTATCGCATCACAGTAGACGAACCTACGCCCAAAGTTGCTAAAGAAATACTCAGTGCCACTATGCAGTACTATGAAAAGTTCCACGGTGCTAGTATTACCCCAGAAGCAGTTAACAGTGCAGTAGATTTAAGCGTAGAGTATCAACGTGATAAAAGGTTGCCTGACAAGGCGTTTGATCTTATTGATAGTGCTTGTGCACGTCAGCGTAGAATGGAAAATACTAACCCTTATATTACAAGCGAATTAATTGTTGCAGAGTTAAGCAAGTCAACAGGAATTCCCATGGACCAATTAGAACAACGTCCTGAGGAAAACAATATTACTGATATTGAGAGTAAAATTAAAAGCCGTTTATATGGGCAAGACAGTGCTATTGGCAAGGTTTTGGATCGTGTGTATGTTAGCAAAAGCGGATTACGTGCACATGATAAACCAATTGGTGTATTTGTGTTTACTGGACCCACTGGCACAGGTAAAACAGAGCTAGCCAAGCAACTAAGTGCAGAACTACACATGAAACTATTACGCTATGATATGAGTGAGTATCAGGAACGGCACAGTGTAGCCAGGTTTATTGGTGCTCCTCCAGGATATGTTGGGTATGAAGATGGCAACCTAAGTGGAGGGCTTCTAATTAAAGACATCGAACGCAACCCTAACTCTATTATCCTGTTTGACGAGATTGAAAAAGCGCATCCAGATGTAAGTAATATTCTACTACAATTAATGGATGAAGGTTATGTTACAAGCAGCAATGGCAAGGTAGCAGATGCACGTAATACAATTGTCATTATGACTACTAACCTGGGTGCTGAAGAGGCAGAACGTGAGCCGATCGGATTCAACAGGGCGGCAAGAGAAGGTGACCAAGAGGATGCATACAAAAAATTCTTCCGTCCAGAGTTCCGCAACCGGGTTGACGAGGTAATCGAGTTTGGTGGTCTAAATGATATTACCAAACGTAAGATTGTAATGAAGTTTGTTAATGAACTTAAAGAGCAACTCAGAGTTAAGGGGTATGTAGTAAACATAGATGAAGCAAGTATTGACGCACTTATTAACGCAGGGTTCGATAAAAAAATGGGAGCCAGACCTGTTGCTAGGGCCGTAGACAAATATCTAAGAACACCCATTGCCAAGTCAATAATGGTAGACAAAACGACAAACCAGTGTAAAATAAAGATAAGGGCCTCCCATGATGGTAAAGGACTGATTATAAAATTTATTAAAAAGAATATGGTAGATGGAACCACCGATCGCGTTAAAGAAGTTAGCGTCGAATTATGATTTGATGCTACTTAGTAGTGATAAAAAATTTTTTAGAAAATATAATATTAAAGTAACAAGTACGCTCAGAAACAAGATAGAAATTGGTAGTTATAGTAGGATCAACTCAATCAACCCGCCAGTAGTAACTAATCTACGCAAACTGGCAAAAGTAAACTATGACAGTGTTAGAGCAGAACGTTGGTCTATTAACTATTACACTAATAGTATTGATACTGCTGCAGACGTAATCAATATTATAAAAAATGCAGGTGGTGATGTATGGGGTATATACTGGTTCCCTGATAATATAGGTAAAAATATACTAATCAGAAAAAAGCCCACAAAATTTAAGTGGGGAATCAAATTAAAGGCCGGTGTGGACAAAGACAGAATAAGAGTTTTTGTAGATAAAAATAGAGATCAGTTACTGTTAGACAAGAACACTAATTTAGAGTTATATCCAGAGACCAACATTAGAGACAGCTATCGTAGGAGTTTTTACTCTAATCAAAGGTCTGATACTTACAATCATACATACTACAGATTTAACGACGAAACATTAAAAAACTATTTCCTATTTTCTTTTGCAGAATCAGTTGTACAAGAAACTACTTACCAACTAATTACAGAGGTCGAGAATGAACAATAACCTATTAGCTACACTCGTAGAACGTAACCTTATTAATGAAAACACAGTTGTAAAAGCACATGTGCCAGCACAGGGATTTCATCTAGCCTGGTATGAAGCCGTAAAAAATATTCACTGGCATCCAGGAATTGTTGCAGAAAAGATTATTGATATTGAAGGCATGGATCCAGAAAGGTTTGCTAAAAGCTATAATATCAAGCCTGACGGCAATGTAACAACATACAAAAAAAGAGGCCGCAAGGCAAAACAACTTGCATAAATACTCTATATAGGAGTATAATATGGCAAAACTCAATGAAGAAATGGTAGTCATTAAAATCAGCAAGCTACTAAAAGACAGCGAAGAGATTGTCGCTATGTTAGATCCTGAAATGCAAGCCAGTCTAGAGGCAGTAATTCAAGAACTAGCTGGTCCAGATAAGCTCGTAGAAATAATTAAAGAATAATTAAATGGCAGCAATCACAACAACTACTCTACTAGCAACAACCACAGTTGGTTCGGAAACTGGCAACTATGATGGATCAGCAACCAGCTTTAACAGTGACAAAGTTAAAGGGGATGGGTATTATGGGTTTGCTGATGGCGTGCACACTGTGCAGTCCCGTGTTACTGCATTAATTGCAACAGTTAAACTTCAAGCAACACTGGCTACAACACCAACTGATGCAGACTGGGTTGATATTGAAACTGTTGTTAATGGTGATGGCTCAACAGCTATCACCAATGGTTATTTAACTAACTTTACTGGCAACTATGTATGGATCAGAGTTGCTGTTACTAACTTCACTTCTGGAACTATTAACACAGTCCTACTAGGTCATTAATGACGACAATAACATGGTTATTCGATCGGCGCAATAAACACGGCTTTTTGCCCAATCTAATTAAAGACGAAACACTTGTTCCTGGTAGTAGTGAATGGTGGGACCTGTGTATTACCAAACCATATGCATACGAGTTTCGTTTTCTAAGATATTGTATGTTGGATAAGATTCCGCAACGAGCGGCGCTTGTCTCTGACATCTGGGAAGGACCTGCTTATTATCCTATAAATCTTAATTACTATGACACCAGTATAGACTATTTTAGTTATATGGATATAGCTAGTTTAACTATGCTCAAACAAGGTAGACTTAAAGTTTTGTTTTACTATAGCGAAGGAGATGATCCTCTGCTTGGAATCCTTGACAGTCTAGTCACAATGTGTAAAGCACATAATGTAGACCTGGATAATGTTAAGTTTACTACTGCTAATGGACTAATTGGTGACGAACATCCGTTTGTATACTTTCCTGATGATGAACTATACTACAGGTATTTGCATGCATTTAAAAGTAACTTTGTCAAACAAGTAAACCTGGAAAGCAGAGATAAACTTTTTACATGCTTGAATAGAATGGATAAAGTGTGGCGCAAGGTATTTTGTAGTACAATGCACAGTCTTAATCTATTCGACGATAGTTACTTTAGTTATACTGGGTCAACGTATGATATGCCCAGCGAAGATACTGAGACAATTGAAGAGTGGTTGCCCTTGGATGACGATTTAAAAAGTAATATTGCAGCATTTGATTTACAGGCACCATATTATTGTGACGATTTATCAGATGCGGATCGCAACAATCATAAATTAATTAATACAGATTTTTATACAAACGCATATTGGAATATAGTTGTAGAGACGCACTTTAAACAACAGACTATTTTCTTAACAGAAAAGACATTTAAGCCTATACTTAATATGCAACCTTTTATTCTTGTGGGGAATCCTTATAGTATAAAAATGCTCAAGCAATTGGGTTACAAAACATTTGGTGATTTTATCAGTGAAGATTATGACGAAATAGTTAATCCAACAGACCGTATGCGGGAACTATTAACAGTGTTCTACAGCATCGCAAGTCGTAGTGATAAAGACCAAAAAAATATGATAGAATTAATGAAAGAAATACTTGAATACAATCAAAGTCATTTTTTAAAGCCTAAAACCCAGCGTATCAAAAACTATCTAAACAAACTGGAATACTAATGCCCGCTATACATTTCGCAACACCATGCTACGGAGGACAGATCAATGAAGTTTGTTTTCAAAGCTATTTGCAGTGGACCATACTAGCAATGCAAAACGATCTTGCATTTACTGTAGACACACTAAGCAATGAAAGTAATATTAATAGAGGACGTAACAGTTGTGCAGCAAAATTCCTCAAAGGCGACTGCACACACCTAATGTTTGTGGATGCTGATATTGGTTGGAACCCTGTTGACGTTGTTAAACTAGTAAATCATGAACGTGATATTGTAGTTGGTGCTTATCCTCAGAAGACAATGCCAGCAAAGTATGTAGTAAATGTAACAAAAGACGGCGAGCGTGAAGGCGATTTAGTAGAAGTAGACAGTGCTGGCACAGGCTTTATGCTTATTAGTCGCAATGTGTTTGAGCGTCTTATCCAAAAAGGAGCAACCAAGTACCATGATGATATTGGGTTAGATGCTGAAACAAATGCTAACCAATACGACTTTTTTAATTGTACAGTAGAAAGCGGACAATATCTCACAGAAGATTATAGTTTTTGTCATAGTGTAAGACGTGCAGGGTTCTCAATCTTCATGGACAAGACTATAAATTTAACGCACACTGGCTATTGGCGCTTTCCAGGGGATAGTGCTATGTTAGAGGAAATATAATGGAAGAACTGGATTTTGAAATCAAACTATTATCTAATACTATAGATAATTGTCCTAGTATTAAAATTGGTATTGATAGTACTGAATACTTTAATGGTGAAGTCCTAGGAGAACAAACAGTAAAATTTTCTGCTAGTGTTCTAGATAACTTTAATTTAAACATTGACTATGCTGGAAATAACCCTGCAGACTTAATTTTAAATGATGAGGGAATGCCTATAAATGCTGTAACTGTTACTGTAGATAGTGTTAAAATAGAGGGCATTGATGTTACAGAAATTGCATATAATCACAGTAAATTTAATATTGATCCCAACGAAAAATATATAGAAGATTATCAGCTCGAGGAGTGCATGGAGTTAGGACCACGTGGCGTTTGGACTATGCCTATACAGTCTCCTGCATACATCTGGATACTGGAAAACCTATAAATACTGCATGAGGATCCACCAGATTACAGAAGCACCACGACGTACAGCTACTATTGCCTTTGGGAGAATGAATCCTCCTACAATTGGCCATGCTAAAGTTGTTGAAGTTGTTAAAAGCCAGGGTGGAGATCCTTACATATTCCTTAGCCAAAGTCAAAAGCCAAAGACTGATCCTCTTAGTTTTGAGCAAAAACTAGGCTTTGCAAAGGCTTTCTTTCCCGGCGTAAGTGTAGGTGACCCTGAAGTACGTACTATATTTGACGCATTAATAAAAGTATATAATATGGGATATACAGATCTCGTATATGTTGCTGGCAGTGATAGAGTAAACCAATTTACAGACCTAATTAACAAATACAACGGTCAAGAAGACCAATATACTTTTGATAGTATTCAAGTGGTAAGTGCTGGCGAGCGTGACCCAGATGCAGAAGGTGCTGAGGGTATGAGCGCAAGTAAGATGCGAGCAGCCGCCGCCGCTGGTGAATTTGAAGCATTTAAATCGGGCACACCCAATCCAGACATGGCACAGAGTATGTATGATGCTGTACGCAATGGCATGGGTATTAAAGATCAAGAGCCTGTTCCAGAAGCTGATGCAGTTAACAAGCGATCAATGTCAGGAGACACACAAAGTTTTAGATATACAACAACTGGTGGACGCTTGCCTACAAGTAATACTTCCAAGCCTAATGATATTACTAAAAGGTTTAAGCAAGTTGATATGCCAGACGAGCCATATGAATTTGATTTTGATAGTCTCGACACAGCTAAACTTAAAAAAACCGTTGCTAGATTAATAGACGGTCTCGGCAATGATAAAAACAAGCAGGTTGTACAGGCATACTTTGGTATAGGAAAGTTTGAAAAAAGTTATACATTAGATCAAATAGCAACAGCGATGGGAGTAACTCGAGAAGTAATTAGACAACGCCTGGCTAAAGTACTAAGACAGTTAAGACATCCAGATCTAAGAGCATTTATGGATGATGTTCCTATCGAAGAAGTTGAACTTGATGAAATGGCCAAAAAAGTTCTAGGAGAACCTGGTGCTTACATAATTAAGCAGGGTAAAACAGAATATAAAATATCACCACGATTGAATCGTAATGACCGACCATCTGGTGAGTGGCAAATTTTTATGAAGGACAGAGACGATTGGGGATGGGATAGGACAGTTGGTAGTAAAAGAGATGCTATTGACTGGATTAAAACCCAAAAAGAAGATATTGAAGAAGCAGATGGTATGATGGAAAGCCTAGACCGAATTATTCAGGTCACGGGAACACTCCGTAGATTAAATGAAGTGAAACCATTAAATGAAAATGTAAAAAACAAATTAAAGTCAGTATTAGAATCCTGGAGTGCAAAGTACGAAGCAAAATTAAATCTGCCAGACCTAGAGACTGGTGATGAACTAATGGTGGGCAAGTTTAAGAACCGCAAGGCAACTATTAAAGATTTTACTAAGGACAAACATAACCAACCTGTAGCAGTAACAGACAAAGGCGAACAGCAAATATTCAAAGGGCGTGTAAAGAAATTGATGCCTGCAGAAGGTAAAAGCCCACACAAAAAAGGTACTACAAAGTACAAGAATCATATGGCAGCGATGCATGCTGGTATGAAAGAAGAAGCCCAAGACATTGCCGAAGATGGCATAATTGTTAAAGGTGTAAACACCACGCCTGACGTAGGACCAAATGAAATTAAAGTACAGGCAAACAAGATGGGATTTAAGGTGGACAAGGGCGGGCGTCCACCACTCCTACATACAAAAGCAGCCAAGAACTCAGATCCAAATACACTGTTTAATCTTGGACTAACAGAATCAGTAGACTACGTAAAGCCACAGTTTGATGTAGAATGGGAAGAAGCAAATCGCTATCCATACTTAGAAAAATTAGGACAAGCAGGTTGGGAAGAACTTGCTGGTGCAGGTAAAGTAATAACTGTTAATACAAATAGTGTAAAAAATATTGAGAATACTGGTGCTGATGGCAGTGAGGCATTGGATGACTTAGAGCCAGAAAAAGTTGCTAGACTTAAACAAGCAATGGATGCAGGCACTATTGAGATGCCCATAGTAGTTAAGCAATCAGATGGATCATATAGCCTAGTTGCTGGAAATACTCGACTAATAGGACTTATTACTACATATGGCAAAGCAAAAGTTTGGCTAGTTGATGCAAGCAATCTAGCAGAAGGGCAGTTAACGGAACGAGGCAGTATTGGAGTGCCGCTCAGTAATGGCATAATTGTTGGCATAGCACCTCATCGTGAACTTAAAATAAAGAAGAGCACGCCTGGAAAATTGAGTTATAACGAAAATGTTGAAGTTGATATATCTGGTAATGCTGAAAAGGGCTACGTACTAAGTAAGATTGTAGTACCCAAGGAGTTGCGTGGCACTGGTGTAGGTTCTAAAATAATGCAGGATTTAATCAACAAAGCAGATATGGAAGGCGCGATTATTGCGCTAACACCTGATACAGCATTTGGTGGCAGTAAAGGCAGACTCATACAATTTTATAAGAGTTTTGGTTTTGTCCCCAACAAAGGACGTAATAAAGACTTTCGTTATAGAGAGACAATGATACGTTACCCAAAGACGTAAAAGAAGCGAATAAAGGAAGACATAATGGGAACATTCAATAATAAAATCGAGGCAGAGTTTACCCCGCCTAAAAAGTGGGTATTAAGCCGCGCATTATCATATCAAAACACAGATATTGATATGTCAGCACTAGAACTAGTTGGTGTAGTCACTACTGGTAGTAAAATTAAATGCAAAAAAGGGTTTATTACAGATCTGGCTAGTACACCAAAAATCCTATGGAATGTTATTGCTCCCTGGGATGTAGCAAGAGCTGCTATTATACATGATTTACTATATTTACGTATACGTCAGTATCGTGCAAAGCCAGAACCAGACATGAAAATTGTGGCAGATGCAAAAAAGACCGCTGACCTTGTGTTTAAAGTTGCAATGCAAGATGCAAGTCCTAGTGTGCCAGCTTGGAAAATATATGCTGCTTGGAAAGCAGTTGATCTATTTGGGCGTTGGAGTATTATACCCAGAGAAGGAGACAATGACCAAGGCGCTTAATTAATATTATCATCAGACAGGGAGAATAAAGATGAATACCCTAATTATTTCACAACTTAACCTCAAGGAGGAGAAAATATATGATGAACAATTACAACGATGTATTAAAGAATTGGAACAACTTAGTGAAGACTTTACTAGGAAAGCAACCCCAGGTAGTCGTCCAGGAAGTTTAAAGCGTAAAGCCGCACAATATTTAGGCAAAGGTGCAGGTGAAGAACTAAGCAGAGCAGAACTAAAAAAGCTACGTGCTAAAGCAAATAAAATGAAAAAGAGCACACGTAAAGATGAACGCCAACGTGGCATACAGTTGGCTAGGCAAGTTAGTTTTGCATTTAATATGAGAGACAGTAAATGAAAGTAAGTTTTGATATAAAATGCAGTGATTATACAAATCAACCTGCGTATAGAGTATGGATAAATGGAGAATTAATGGCAGAGCATGACTTTGTTATTCCCAGTGATGAATTTAGCCATTATAAGTTTAGTTCTCAGTTAGACTGTGAACAAGCAGAGGTAAATATAGAGAGCATTCTGCAAGATGTAACATTTACATATGAAAATTTGGAGTTGTCAAATGAAGATTAGCGAAATAATGGAGGCAACTCCAGGAAACGGCCCAGCAAGTGCTAGTCAAACTAAGCCACCACCAGCAGCAAGACCTGCTACCACTGCACCCAAGTCTGGTGTTGATTTTACGCCCAGCGATGTTCAGGGCGGCAGAGGCAGTATTACCAGTAAGAGTACAAGTGATGCTGGTGTTAAAACAGCAAGTAGTCAGGTTACAGGGCAAACCCGAACCAGTGACGCCACGGGCACAGCTACTACTAACAGATCAAACCAAACTATTCAGAAGCAAACACCCAGGGTTGCTGGTGTTCAACAGACTACTAACATAGATCCTGCTTCAGGAGATATGTCTAGTGCTAATCCTAACCAAGCAACTGTAACCAGGAAAGTACCAGGACAAACGCCACAACAAGCAACCGTACCCACAAGTCAGCTAACAGGACAACCTGGAAAACCAAGATGAAAATCAGAGAAATAACAGAAGCAGCAAGTGCAGGTGCAACAAGCTCAGGTAATTTTGCTACTCTAGCAACTCCAATACAATCTAATCAAAAACTTAAAACGGATAAGAACGGTATTCCTGTGGCTCCACAAAAATTAAACCCCAATGGAACTGTAAAAAATGCACTTGACGTAGACGATAACGTTATGGGAAATGTAATTAAAAGAGTGCAGTCTGCATAAATACTATTATTAAGATTTAAGGGAAGTTTTATCATGAAATCGATACGTGATCACATTAATTTAATAGAAAATGCATCAAGTTCTGTTTTAACCGAAAGTGAAGCATATCAGGTTCACGAGTGGCTAAATGAATATTATATCGGGGATATTACCAAACAAGAATTTTTAAATAAAATAGACGAAGCCAAACTTAGTAGAGACCAGGTTACAGAAATAGCTTGGGCACCATTTACTGCTCTCGCTGGTGGCGCTATTGGCGCCGCTGCCGTTGCAGCTGATAAAGGTCTTAATCCATTAAAATGGAGCAAAGGTGACTGGGCTAGTATTGGCACATCTGCAGCAGTTGGTGCAACTGGCGTTGGATTAGGCGCTGTTGCTGGCAGAGCATTAGGTAAAACTGCAATTAAAAAAGGTGCAACTGTTCTAGGTAAAAAACTAGCGGCAGATAAAGCCAAAAAAGCTGCCGCAAAAGCTGCTTTAACAAATAAACAAATTGGTGTCAATACAGTAAAGGCGGCTGGAAGGACAGCCGCGGCAACTCCAGCTATCGATTCTTCTATAAACATAGCTGGTAGAGCAGTGGACAGATTTTAAGGAAAATAGTAACATGAAATTTAATGAATTTAAACCGCAATTAACCGAAGAGCAAGTAGCAGAAGACATGCTACGTAACTTCTTAGAAGGTAAAATTTCTAAAGAAGAGATGGTAAATTATATTAATGAAAATCAGCTAGATGAAGGAATATGGGACAAGCTGGCTTTGCCAGCTGGCCAATGGTTACTCAAAAAAGGCCGAGGCCTTTTTAAAGGTAAACCAAAACAAGGCGAGTTACCTTTAAAAGGTGGTAAAGGTCGGTCGCCGAATGATCCCCGTCCAGCGCCTGAAATACGACGTCCTGCACCAGGTGCTACACCCGTTCCAAAAGGAAAAGGAAAATACGCTGGTCCAGCAGCATTAGGAGTAGGAGGAGTAGTAGCATATGATGCACTAACAGGTGATAATAAAAATGATGCAGATGCTAGTCCGAGAAAGCCCGTCGACGCGACTTCACCAAAGGCACCAACACCTAAGGCACCAAAACCTGGTGGAGAACAAAGTTTTGGACAAGCATTTGCAGCGGCACGTAAGGCACAAGGTGGCCCAGGTGGTAAATTTAGCTACAAAGGCAAAGAATATCAGACAAATATCAAGGGTGAAAAATATGTTAAGAATCCAACATCCGTTGGACCAAATCGCACACTAGAATTACAGAAAAGACTTAAAGCGGCAGGTGCTGATATTAAAGCAGACGGACTTATGGGCCCAAATACTCGTGCAGCGATGAAGAAATATGGCATTGGCCAAAGTAAGCCAGCAGCTCCAGCACCAGCAAGACCACGTACTCCAGCACAAACAGGCGGAGCAGGTGGTGAGTTTGGAGGAGGACCAGCAAGACCAGCAGCACCAAGTACTCCAGCACAAACAGGCGGAGCAGGTGGAGAGTTTGGAGGAGGAAGCCCAGCAGATCGTCGACGGGCCGCTCTTAACTGGATAAGCCCGTCCAAACGAGAGGAATTGCGTATCGCCCGCCAACAAAGAGATGGGCAAGTGGATACATAAAATGAAAGACATACTAAACAAACTTGATAATATTTTAAACGAAGGACACTTGGGAGAACTAGCTGATCGTGTTGAACTTGATCATGAGGTTCAGATGGCTCGTGCAGACTTATACAAGATTGCAAAGTATGCAATTAAACTACATGACATGCTTAAAAGTGTTAGTGAAGTACAGGGCATCGAAGGCTGGCAACAGAGTAAGATAACAAAGGCTGCTGACTATTTAGGCAGTGTTTACCATAATATGGATTATGCAATGAGTGACATGAATCCAGTTAATTATGAAGCCGACCAGATGGATGACATGGCATTTGATCTTGCTGCTGAGAGTGTAGAAGAGGCAGGCTATAGTGATGCAGAACGTCGAGGGATGGACAACCTTGTAAAGGATGTTACCAGTGTCCCAAGGCCAAAGGTAAAGCCCCCAGTGCCTGCAAAGAAAGACCCAGGTATGGAACGTGACCGCACAACAGGCAACCCTGCTGATGGTATTGGCGCCGCCGCCGCTGCTGCAAACAAGGGTAAAACTAATGACAGTAAATTCAGCGATTGGGGCAAAAAGTAATGAGTGATAATAATTTTAGAGATTTAGTTGCAAAACTAAATTCAATTTCCGATGACAACATGTTGTCCGAATCTGTAGACGTGACTCCGTATACTCAAACAGCTAGTGAATCAGTAAATGGTGCTAAAGATACTGCTAATTTACTTCATATATTTGATAAACTTGAAGAAGCTTCTAAGCCAGACTTCCTAGATATTGATGGTGACGGTGACAAACAAGAGCCAATGAAGAAGGCTGTCAAGGACAAAGACGAAGACGAAGACGAAGTTGACGAAGGTTCATACGGCAGAAAGAAAAAAGTTAGAAAAGTTAGAGAAGCTGAAGAAACATCACAAAATGAGGATGTTGTATCTGATATCAGGTTACGCTATGCAGACTTCCTTAAGAATGAAGTTGCTCAGGGAAATGAACTAGGCAGTGTTACTAGTGCAGTAGAAGAAGGCACAAGTACAGCTAGTGCTATTAGTGACAGCTTTGACAAAATGTTTAACATGATGGATCGTCTTATGAAGATAACTGCTGAAGGCGGCGTTCTTAGTAAAATGGTAGACCGTGAAGGTGGAGATAACAGTTACGTTACTGATGCGTTTGCCAAGCTCAATGAAGCAATGGAAGCACTTGAAACTGCTAATATGTATTCTATGCCTTCCACATTCGATGACGAGTGATTTGCAACTAATATAATAATCTAGACTAGGAAAAGTAATGGATAATATAAGAGTTTTACTTAACAAATTAAACGAATTTGAAGAGCAAGCACTCTATCGTAAGGTAAAATCACGATATAAAGTATGGCCCAGCGCATACGCGAGTGGCGCATTGACAAAATGCCGTAAAGTTGGCGAGGAATAAACAAATGAGCGATATTAGAGATTTACTTAATAAACTTAAACAATTAACTGAAGCACAAGATGATGTTTCTGCGATGAAATCCCTTGCAACAGCAGAATTGTTAAGCAAGGGTATCACTGATAAGGATTCATTAAACACAACGACCGCTACAACTGCCGCAAATAAAAAACTTCAAGACGAGTTGCGTAGAAAAGCAACACAGGCACAGGTTAACAAATATAAAAATTTACCTAAAATTGATACGTCTTCTGCCGATGATGTAATGATGAATATTAAACTTGAAGCAGGAGAAGCTGTGCTTGTAGGCGAGGATGACGATCCCGATAACGATCCAGATACTGGAGAAGTTATGGTTGGTGATTATCAGACACGCCACTTTGACATGTGCCCAGCCGCAACTGCACTCTATGGAGACATGGACGATGCTGATGAACTATCAGTTCGTAATGCAATGTTGCAGGATGTGCTATACTATATGGAAAAAGATCCTGATCGCAAGCACGTACCAGAAGATGCCGTAATGGCACAGGTAGTTGCAGATACTATCATGATGATGGCTGAAATGGCAGGCATGGAAGACGAGCATGACTATATCCAGGGCCACGTAGATGCAATCAAGGCTAAGGTTAGCGAAGAGTAAATCCCGTGAAGCCAGAAGATTTTTTACCAAAAGCAAT